CTAAGTTAATTCAGGTAACGATTCAGCATATTTTGCTAAGTGAGAAGCGGAAAAATGTGCATATCGCCTCACCATTTCAGTACTTTCCCACCCCCCAAGTTCTTGCAGTACGTTAAGCGGGGTGCCACTCTGAACATGCCAACTAGCCCATGTATGCCTCAGATCGTGCCATCTGAAATTCTCGATTCCGCAACGCTTCAACGCCTTATACCACGCCGCAGTAGTAACTTGCACAATAGGCTGCCCGTTATAGCTAAACACTCGAAGTGGATGCTTGCCAATCTGCAAAGTAATTATACGCACTGCGTCGGTGTTCAATGGGATCCCAATCGCCTTACGAGTCTTTGATTGATCTGGATGTATCCATGCAACCCTTCGTGGCAAGTCAACCTGCGCCCAGCATAGCCCTGTCACATTGCTCTTCCGAAGTCCAGTGGCTAACGAAAATGCAGTCATTTCAGCAAGATGGGGCGGCAGTTGCAGCAGCAGGGATTCCGCCTGCAATTTAGTAATATAGCGAACCCTACGAACAGGTTCACGCAACAAGCGAACTTTAGGTATGATCGAAAGCCACTCCCAATCCACAGATGCCCTGATCAAAATAGATCGCAACAACGCAAGCATCCTATTTACGGTTGCATTTGCTACGCCACTTGAAATTTTCTCATGCGCCAGCGAGTCAACGACTGGCCGTGTTATTTTGGCAATAGGCAAGCCACTCAGGTAACGATCTAACCACCTGATAATGCACAGATCCGACCTTAGAGATGCCTTATCTGCTTTCTCGATTAGCCACCGGGCAACGGCATCATCCCATGTTTTCTGCATAACATTTTCCGATGAAAATGCCAACGGTGACAACTCTAATACTCCCATATATAGGCAACTCCAAGTGTTACGTTAAATCAACTATACAACATTCAAAATGGACATTCATGCACAGAATCAGGTAGGCCAGGAGCAGTCGCAAGGTAGACGACGCCAAGGCCATTGTTACACCACGTCTGCAATCCGTCCATGCAATGCCCTTCAATCGCACGGAAAGCGGCCTGTGCGGCACTAAGCATCGACGTACAGCCCAACAGGCGCCAAGAATGGACTTCGGGCACCACGATTCCCTTGGAGCGGAAATAGCGTTTTTGATCGAGCGCCCTACACTGCATTTCCTTGCCGCAGTACTTGGCAATATAGCTGGCAATTTTGTGCGCGCCAGTGACGCCGAAGCCGAAACGATGCGGATCGCGGACGTTGACTTGCCCCATCTGTTCACCGTCCGGACCACGGCCCAAGACGCTTTGCCAGATCGAGCGCAGGAGCGCGTACATTTGTCGACCTGCGACCGCCACATGGAAGTGCAGCGCGCCGCGCTCTTGCTCCTCGATGACGGCGACGTAGTGAAATTGTTTGTGCTTGCCGAGCTTGCGGCAGAATGCTTTCCAGTGCTTGAGTGCTGTCTCACGATCCACCATATTCTCTCGATACGTCAGCGTGACCATACGATCAGCGCCAATCTGTTTGCAGCAGTGTTTGACGTTCTTTTTCGCCCGGCGGCCAGCATCATCATCGTTTGCTTCGCGGTTTTCGGACTCGCCGCGCTTGGCCTTCGTTTTGAGCAGCCTAGCGGGGCCTACAAAGTGCCGTTCCTTGGTTACTGTCACTTCGCACTGTCCGTCCGGGAAAACGCGCTTACGGGCCGTATAGTTGTCGTTCCACGTATTTTTGATCCCATCATCGTCCCACCACTCGGGGCGATGTTGCGCAGATGGCTCTATAGGCGAGAAATCAATTGACGCTAAAGCGTTTTCATAATCTAATTCGGTCATTCGGTCATCCTGTAACGGCAGGTTTATCGAAGGCCCCGGGCATTTAGTAGATGCCTGGGGCTTTTTTTTTGTCCATCAAAAACTGATCTGAAATCCTGTACTGCACTTGCCCGTAACTGCGCTTTCTACTGCTGTGTTCTTAAGTGTCCCTAATACAAGTTTAGCGGCGCTCCGCGCCGCTACCCGCGCTGCGCACAGGTAGCGTCACGAAGCTTTCCGCTACCGCTTACGCAACAACTGCTGACGCAACAATCTTTCAATCACCTGATCCGACGTAACGTCCTTAAAGCGGATGTATTCCTTCAAACCAGCAAGCAATTTCTCATCTATATGCACGGTTAGAAATGCCTTGCCAGCCTCACGTAAACGCGCTCTACGCTCCTTTTGCCGTTCAGCTGGAGTCTTTGCCGCACCAGTAGCAGGACGCCCCCTACCCCGCCCTACTGCCCTATCGTTATTTGAAGGGTCCATATGCATACTTTCAAAACAGTTTTTCAGAGTGGGCAGTACTGGCCAACGTGCTGCAGCGAGGTACTAAACAAGGAAGCGGACTACCCGCTAAAACTTTGAAAACGTGTCGCTCCTCGCTCCGATACGCACAGGCCATGAGAAGCCTTTACTTCAAAATCAAACGCCGACTTCGATAGGCCCTCAAAGATTTTGCCCTTCGGGCCGCTTGTGCTGTCACAACGAAATTAACGTGACAAATCACTGTTTTTCTGAGGCGCGAGAAACCTGCGCACTCAACACCAGAACCAGATCGGTCCTGCTCTTAGTATTGTTTTTCAAGGACCAGGCAGCAGGAAGAAAAGACAAACCATTGGAGCGCTGGTCGTCCTGGCTGTCGTTCAAACCACCGATGAGCAACACATCACCGTCCGCCACCGTAACAGCCGTTTTAACCTGCCGCTTGATCAAAGTGGGAGAACCAACTACACCGGTAGCCGTGGCCTTAAAACTAGAGATCTGACCATCGATGGCAAGATTGACCTTGCCGCTACCCAAGACTTTAGGCAGCACATCAACAATGACCCCCGAAGCCCGATAGACGACGTTTTGCACGGTATTGCCGGAATTATCCTTGCCAGTGCTGGCGATCGTGGGCGTTTCATCGCCAACAATCAGTGTCATTTTTTGATAGTCGTCACCGACGATACGAGAATTTGATACCTGACGAAAACGGCCGTCAGTCCGAAGCGCATCGAGAACCAGCCCAAAATTTGCACCCTTCAAACTGATAGCGCTAGAGCCAGACTGAACACCAAGAGTAAGCCCGAACTTTGCCCCAAGCACGTTCGCCATTATTGAAATGCCCTGCTGATCAGAACCCGTCTCCGTAACCTCAACCCAAGACGCAGACACATCGACCATCTTTGGCAACCTATCGATAGCGCGAAGCAGCACGAACATTTTTTCAACATCGTCCACCGTACCACTCAGAACGACCTGGCCACCGGCAACCACGGCCGCACGATCACCGAAAGCAGCCTTAATAACATCGACCAAAAACTCAACAGACCTATTCTCCGACTCATAGACCTGCGAAACATCAGCAGCAGCACGCAGAAGGGGCGACGCCTTAGAAAGATCAGGTGAAGCACCAGAGGGAGCATCAGGAGGCGCAGAAGCGCCAACAGGCGGCGCAGACTGGCCAACCGGCCCTTGCACTGGCGGATGATCGGCAAGACCTTGAGCAGCAGCCTTCTCACGCATCAGCGCCGTACGAGCGTCCCTTGACAAATCGAGGTAATACACGCCGTCCCTCAACTCACTGACGACACCCTGCTGCAGCAAAATGCCATCGACAAGAGCTGGCACCTTAGACGAGTCAATAGCGCGCAAAGATAGGGAAAACTTGCGATCAAGGGACAGAGCATCAGGCGAGATAACAAAATCGCGACGAAGCATATTGCGGTAAATAGCCTGAGCGAACGCAACGAGAGAAACAGAATTAAAGTCGAACGATACGACCTCAGCGCGGGCAGTAAAGGCAACCACGCACAGCAACAAGCCAGCAAAAAAGCGCCTCATACACCACCCCGCACCCAAACATTAGGCTCGATCATCGCTGACCAACCGACAGTCTCACGACGAAAACGAAGTGCTTTCATTAACCTGCCATCGGAGAGTGAAACGGTATAAGCAGGCCCATCGGAAAAGTAGCCCAAGCCCTGAAGCCCTTTTTCATACACGATAGGCTTGTCTGGCTCAACGTCCAATCCATAGCCGTGCATATATGCATAACGAGCACCAAAACCCCCGACAGTAAGCCCAAAACAGAGCACGAGAACAGTGAATTTAATCATACGAGTCCAAGAAGGTTTAGATGGAGAAACGCGAGGACGAAGAAGCGACAAGGCGGCCGGCGATGCCGGCAATGGGCCGATAAAATCGGCAGGAACCCCGACAAGTGCGGACAGATGCCAAGACGAAAGCAAAGAATGCGACCCATGCGGATAGGCATCGGAAAACACTTGCGTGGTGTTATAAGCGGCGTTCAAATCGTCACCACGAAACACCCAACGATCAGCGACGAGACCGTCAGCGGAAGACCCCAACCGCACCACACCAACGTGCAGACGCGGCAAGTTACCCTCAGACATGCCAGCGGTCAAAAACTTTACACCGGCACTGACAAAAGGAACTTTCATGCGATCAAGCCTGTTCATGCGAACGACATATTCAAGTAAAGAATCACGCAACTGCTTATCAATTTGAGAGACGTTCTGCATGATGAAAAATACGTCCCATCCATACTTGCGAGCATGAATAGCCCACTCGAGCAACTCCGCGCGACCCTTGTCCTGAAAATTCCGCGTATTGAGCCACGAGCCACACTCATCGAGAATCAGAGCGCCGTTGTGAGATTCATCGAAGCCTGGGAGCAGCTTAGGCGAAGGCGCCACAGCAGAAATAGCAGCATCGGTGTATTTGAAAATAGGATCAAACTGGATGAATTTATTGCCGCTGCCAACCATGTAAAGATCGAGAGCAGAAGGCTTGTCAGGTATGCGAATGACGGTCGACCTATCAAGCCCAGGCATCAGATGATCGAGAAAAACATCACAGTTGGTAGCGACACGTTTACCGGCCCGAAGATAGCGCCGCAACTGTTCTATAGCAGCCTTACCCTTGCCGCTACCAAGCTTGCCCGTGACAGCGTAGACAGCCATTATTTGCGCCCTTTTTTCTTCGAGTTCTTGACGAAACGCTCCAGAAAATCAGACGGAAGGTCCGATGCAATGTGGCACCAAACGAACCAAAACACCGCAACGAAAAACACAATCATAAAAATTGTATGCAAGGTTTTCATATCTGTTTCGTCCAGATAGCGACAAGAGCAAGTTTGTACTTATAAACCTCGCACAAGCCAAAGAAAACGAAATAGGCAGCGAGCAAAGACGCAGTATTCGGAGAGATAACCATAGCCACCCCGGCACCAAACATAGGGTGTACAGAACCGGCACCACCAATGGCGGAATTAATCACACCTGTAAAAGTGCCCATCAAGGCATAAAAAAGAGAAACCACAAAGGTCACGATAAGCCCGGCAATAACAGCTTTTTGCGTAAAGTACTTCAGCAAAAAACCGATAAGACCGACTACCATTTCAAGCAATAACGCGGCTAAAGCTGGCATAAGAAACTCCTAGGTAGCAGGTTTGGAAGTGGCACGAGAAAGAGTGGCAAGACAACCATAGACAAACAAAAATTGCCAAAGGAGCGCGAACATAGCTGAAGCCATCGGAACATATTTGCAAACATCGACCTCAAGGGAAGGCCCACCAAACGGAAGACTCACAGTAGGATTTTCACAAGTGCCATTGGGAATATAACTACCAAGACCCGGCATACCGAAAGTACTACCAGAAACCTCCGCCTCACCAAGGCCACCCGGTTTTCCGTCCCTGTCATTGCCGAACAAATCGCCTAAACTATCCCAAATGCCGTTGCCACCACTAACACCAGATTCATCGATTTTGCATTTTGGTTGATCAGGGCCGCCGCAAGAGCCACCACCACCACCAGGGCCGCCCGCTCCGCCTGCACCACCAACGCCAATGCCACCAGCACCACCAGCACCACCGCGACCACCGACACCACCAGCACCACCAGCACCGCCAGCGCCACCAGCACCGCCTGTACCATCCTTACCAGCTACGCCACCGGCACCGCCATTACCACCAGAGCCACCAGAGCCATCTGTTCCGGGTTTTCCTGGCTCACCACCAGGACCTGTTGGATTTGTACCAGGGTCCTTAGGATCAGTAGGCTTATCAGGATCGTACGGTTTAGCGGGCATATTGGGTAACTGGCCGTCATCACCCTGACCGACTGTGCAAGTAGCACCTGTTTTGATTCCCTCAACAAAACACTCGTATAAGTCAATTCCCGGCTTATAAGCAGTGTAATGACACTCAGCGCTACTTGCCTGTTTGATAAGGCAAGAATCAATCCCGCAAAAATTAGTTGACATTGTGTTAAGCTTTTCGACGACAGTATGCTCTTTATCTAAATTGACACTCTCATAACTCATAGGCACATGCAAAATACCAACAGAATCCCCAGCCTTACAAGGAGACTTAAAAATGCCAACAATGCCGCCCTCATCTTGAATGCCAAATAAAAACGCCGTGCAATTGATCCTCTGCCCCACTGCAAATGAATCGATGCGGTTTTTATCCTCCCGCTCCGCGCCGTAAGGCCAACAGTAAGCATTAATCCCGGTCTTATTATTGGCTGCGGCCATTGAAGCAGTAGTAAGCTGCAAAAACGGACTGGATAAGGTGTTGTTATTTTCCTGCGGACCACTCGCCCTATAAACGGTATACATCACAGGATCAGCAGCCCACGCGAGAGACGACGAAAACGCACACAGCCACAAAAAAACCATCAAGCGAAAGGCCCGCATACCGCACCCCAACAAAAAAAGTCCCAACTCAAAAAAAAGGGCGACCGAAGCCGCCCACACCACCGACGCCGAAATTAACCGGCTTTGGAGAACGCTTTTTTCATCATGCCGATACCCCAGAAGCCGCCCGCGACGAGCACGGCGACCGCGAAAGCAGCCGTGATGTACGAAGTTGCCGTACCGGACAATGCCGTGATAGCGGCGATGCCGGGATCATCAGCGGCCATTGCCGAACCGGAAGCAGCCAGGACGCCAACCAAAGCCAAACCGCGTTGAACATTTTTATTCATATAAAACTCCCTTTAAAAAGTGGCCTACATAGAATCTGGCAACGACCAATCGCCAGAAGCGCTACTAATCCAGTACCTCAATGGAGCGACGGATAATGCGCTGAACAGAACCTGCCGCATAACCGATGCCAAAAGCAGAAAGCGCGTAACCAATAGCAGCTGCAATAGTCATTTTTGCCTCACGATACGAATGATCAAAAACTTGACCAGATGAACAGCGGCGACGAACAAAGCCAGCAACAACAGCACCGGCAAAACACTCTGAAAAAGAGCACTCATCGCTGCGCACCTGCAATCCAGCCAAGCACGAAAATCACGACCAAAATGCACGGCAAAAACATGGCCTCTAACTCCTGCTGAGCAGCCTGAGCCTCCGCAAATTCATTGCCGGTCTGAATGACCCAAGTACAGGCTTTGGGATCATTGCGAAAGGGAACAGGAATGTAAGGAGACAGACCCGGCGTACGCGGGGTCGTAGCTAAAGACATTCCTTCGACACAGACAGGCATGGAAATTTAGGAAGCAGTTTGTTGGACGGGAGCAGCCTTAGCTGCAGGGCCAGGAGCAGGAGCAGGAGCAGCAGATTTTGCTTGCGAAGCAGCGGAAGTAGGAGTGATGGAAAAGACCTGCGCGCCGACACGTTTGTCCTGCGAGATCGAGACTTCGAACTCAACCTCATACATGCCCGGTTGGGTGTCTTTGAAGCGCTCCGGCAAGACCAGCTCACCGATTAACGGCTCGATGACGCCGGTATCGCGGTTTGGCTTGTGGACGATGCATTGCGCCATGCGCATATCGTAGTCATTGCCGGTTTTTTTCGAACGGCCAGCCACCTGGGTGACATGCAAAATTTGGATGGTGTTTTTCATTTTCTTCCCTCTTTAGTAGATTTGCCCGCTAGAGCAATGGAGCACGGTTGTGCTATGGTTTTAACAACTTCCCCAACAAATGGAACTACCTAAATGCTTACGAGCTTTCTTCAATTTTTTGTCATCATCCTGGCAATTGTTTTAGTGGTCAGTACCGTCATAAATCAGAAAAGCAGCAGTTCAAAAAGCCCACTAACGCTGAGCAAAAAGCAGCTACTGACGAACCGAGAACAACAAATGTTTTCTGTACTGTCATCTGCCCTGCCTGAATGCGTCGTGCTTGCTCAGGTCTCGTTTTCCGCGCTTGTTACCGCCGAAGGCTGGCAATCCCGAAATCGCTTCAATCGCAAAGTGGCCGACTTCGTTTTATGCAGCAAACAAATGAACGTCATCGCAGTGATCGAGCTAGACGACCGCAGCCACATAGGCCGCGAACTACTCGACAAAGAGCGTGACGCCATGCTCAAACAAGCCGGGTACACCACAATTCGCTATCACAGCATTCCGCCAACAGAAATCATCCGGCGTGACGTCGAAAACCTACTGATGGCGGAATACAACGCCCGTCGCGCTTAAAGTCCGGCACAGATGTGCTATCGTTTACTCACACGACGTGAGATTGCAAGAATCTCTCACATGGAGAGAATATATCATGTTGAGAGATTATTGACGGAGAGAAATGATGAATCGGACAATTGAATTATTAAATGAAGTTTTGAAAAGCTATAAGGGCGTAGCTATCGCTGAGATGTTTTCGCTCGGAAACGGTGCCGTAAGCACCTGGAAGAAGCGTCAGCATGTTTCGCCCTACTACGCGGCAAAGCTTGCTGAGCTGATCGGTGAAGACCCTCAACGGGCCATGGCCATCGCTGGCGCCGAAGGCGAACCAGACGATGAAAAACGCTCTTACCTCTTGAAAATGCTCTGGCAGAGCGAGGAAGAACTGACCCTCGCGCGATTGCGTGAGGAAAATAATGGTGGGCCTCCCGTGAGTCGAACACGGCACCAACGGATTATGAGTCCGCTGCTCTAACCAAGCATGAGCTAGAGGCCCGGGGGACTGCGGCGTGGCGGCGCTGTTGATGCCCGCCTCGCGCGGCCGTTTTGGAAACGGACACGCGAGGATAGGGGTATCAGGGGCGTACGTCAAGCCCTATTGGCTTCTAGTTGCCTTCCAAGAAGCTTTTCAGCTTGTCGGAGCGCGATGGGTGGCGCAGCTTGCGCAGCGCCTTGGCTTCGATCTGGCGGATGCGCTCGCGCGTCACGTCAAATTGCTTGCCCACTTCTTCCAAGGTGTGGTCGGTGGACATCTCGATGCCGAAACGCATGCGCAGCACTTTCGCTTCGCGTGGCGTCAGGGAATCGAGCACGTCCTTGACGACGCCGCGCATGGAAGCGTGCAGGGCCGCGTCGGCCGGCGCCAGGGTGTTGTTGTCCTCGATGAAGTCGCCCAGGTGGGAATCGTCGTCGTCGCCGATCGGCGTTTCCATCGAGATCGGTTCCTTGGCGATTTTCATGATCTTGCGGATCTTGTCCTCAGGCATTTCCATCTTGATCGCCAAGGTGGCCGGATCGGGTTCCGCGCCCGTTTCCTGCAAGATTTGGCGGGAAATCCGGTTCATCTTGTTGATCGTCTCGATCATGTGCACGGGAATGCGGATCGTGCGCGCCTGGTCGGCGATCGAGCGCGTGATGGCCTGGCGGATCCACCAGGTCGCATACGTGGAGAACTTGTAGCCGCGGCGGTACTCGAACTTGTCGACGGCCTTCATCAGGCCGATATTGCCTTCCTGGATCAGGTCGAGGAATTGCAGGCCGCGGTTCGTGTATTTCTTGGCGATCGAAATCACCAGGCGCAAGTTGGCCTCCGTCATTTCACGCTTGGCCTTGCGCGCCTTCATTTCACCGGCCGCCATCTGGCGGTTGATGTTGCGCAAGTCCGGCAGCGGCAAGACGACTCTCGCCTGCAGGTCGATCAGGCGCTGCTGCAGTTCCTTGACGGTAGGAATGTTGCGGCCCAGGATGGCGCTGTACGCGTGTCCTGCGTTGACTTCGCCATCGACCCAGTCGAGGTTGGTTTCATTGCCCGGGAAGACCTTGATGAAGTGGGCGCGCGGCATGCCGCAGCGGTTCACGGCCACGTCGAGGATCTGCTTCTCGATATGGCGCACTTCGTCGACCTGGCCGCGCAGGGTGTCGCACAGCTTTTCCACCACCTTGGCCGTGAAGCGGATGCCCAGCAACTCTTGCGAAATGGCTTCCTGCGCCTTGGCGTAGGGTTTCGAGTTGTAGCCTTCTTTTTCGAAGGCGCGGCGCATCTTGTCGAACTGCTGCGAAATGACGGCGAATTTTTCCAGCGCCGTGCGTTTCAGGGTTTCCAGCTGTTCGGCCGAGAAACCGGCGGCACCCGACGCGCTCGCTTCTTCCTCTTCTTCGACTTCCTCTTCTTCCGCTTCGCCTTCTTCCTCGTCCTCTTCGACGGGCGCGGTCACGACAGGAGCGGCGACCGGTTCGTTTTCATCGACGAGGCCGTCGACGATTTCGTCGATCTTGATCTCTTCGTTGGCGATGCGGTCGGCGGCGGCGATGATTTCGGCGATCGTCACGGGACAGGCGGAAATGGCCTGGATCATGTCTTTCAAGCCATCTTCGATGCGCTTGGCAATCTCGATCTCGCCTTCGCGCGTCAGCAGCTCGACCGAGCCCATCTCGCGCATGTACATGCGCACGGGGTCGGTGGTGCGGCCAAAGTCGGAATCGACGGTCGACAATGCGGCCTCGGCCGCAGCTTCCGCCTCGTCGTCGCTGGTGACGACGGCAACGTTATCGGACAGCAACAACGTTTCCGCATCGGGCGCGTGCTCGTAGACGGCGATGCCCATGTCATTGAAGGTACCGATGATGCCTTCGATGGCTTCCGGATCGACGATGTTTTCGGGCAAGTGATCGTTGATTTCCGCGTACGTCAGGAAACCGCGTTCCTTGCCAAACTTGATCAGGGTCTTGAGTTTCTGGCGCCGGCGCTCGAGTTCTTCTTCGCTCGCTTCCGTGTCGGACGAGAAGGCATCCTTCAGCAGCGCGCGCTCTTTCGCCTTGCGGTCCTTGGCCTTGGCCTTGTCGACGGCCTTCAGTTCGGCCCGCTCGACGGCGTTCAGGGCGGCGACTTCATCATTTTCTGGCTGGAATTCTTTTGGCTTGCGGCCGCGGCGGCCTGGCACTTTTACCGACGGCAAGACATAACCGGACGTATCGATGGCTGCCAGGGTGGCAGCGTCGGTGGTCTGGCTGACCACGGGCGCGCTGGTAACGCGCGCTTCTGGCCGGTCGAGCGCCTTTTCGGCTTTCGTGGTAACTTTAGTGGGCTTTACAGCCGCTTTGGATTCGGGTTTCTTGATTGGCACAGGCGCTTTCGATTACACAACGACTTGCTTTACGGTGGATTAGGATAAAGTTTGCTGCCAGTTCCCTGTCTACCTGCGGGAACCACCATCTTCGAACCTGCCGACTACGCAAATTCGACACTGTTACGTTACTTACACCTCATCGGCCACGATCCGCGGGAAGCGCAGCAATTCCTGTCCACCGGCTGTTGCCAGCCGCCTCGGCAAAAATTCCTGCATCGACCGCGTTGGGAGCGAGAGCCTGGCGCGGCTTGCCAGCGTCTGCGAGCCTTGCCCGCAACGCCGAAAACGCCAGTTGGCCCTGGCTGCCGACACGATCCACCGCGCCGATCAAGAGCCTAACTTACTGAAAACAAATACTATTTACGAAACAGAACTAGCTTGCCAAAGCACACAATACTTAGCATTTAATTATAGCACGCGAAAAATGTTTTTCCAGTGCGCGCCATACCCTCAGGGCAAGGTTAGCGATTCACCAACTCGGCATCGCGCTCGCGTTCCAGCGCCCCCTGCTCCTGCATGATTTCGCGGTAGCGTACACCAATTTTCTCGGATGGCAAACCCGACGCAAACAATTGCTGCAATTCCGCCTTCAAGGCATTCAATTTGATCTCGCGGATGGTGCTCACCAGCCACGACAATTCGCTGTCGTAATCGGATTCCGTGCCGGCCGCAATCTCGCCGATGATCTCGTCGTACTCGCTGCCCAGCTCCTTCAACTGCTGCGCCAACGCGGCAAAACTGCCGTGCTCGCCCAGCGCCTGCCCCACGGCCACCAGTTGCCCCAGGCTGTGCGCCGCGTCCGGTCCCAGGTGCTGGAAGGCGGCCAGTGCGGCCTCGTCGATGCGCATGGTCAGAGGCGGATGAGCCACCAGCATGCGCATGATCTTCAATTCCAGGCCGACAGGCACGGGGCGGCCCGATTTCGGCGGCGCACGGTGCGCCACGGCAACGGGTTTCGCCAGCTCGAACAGGGCTTCGATCTCGGCCGGCGTGGACTGCGTCAGCTGGGCCAGTCCCCGCACGATCTGCAGGCGCAGGGACGACGGCGCCATCAGTTGCAGCAGCGGCTTGGCGTCGAACTGCACGCGGGCACGCCCTTCCGGTTCCGACAGATCATGCTCGCCCGACACTTCTTTCAGCAAGAATTGCGACAGCGGCATGGCTTCATGCACTTGCTGCTCGAAACCTTCGGCGCCGAATTCGCGGATATAGCTGTCCGGATCATGTTCCGATGGCAAGAACAGGAATTTGATGGTTTTATTGTCCGACACGTGGGCCAGGCTCGCTTCCAGCGCGCGGCGGGCGGCGCGGCGGCCAGCCTTGTCGCCGTCGAAGCTGAAAATCACGTTGTCGGTCTGGCGCAGCAATTTTTGCACGTGGGTGGGCGTGCACGCCGTGCCCAGGGTCGCCACCGCTTGCGGGAAACCCATCTGCGCCAGCGCCACCACATCCATATAGCCTTCCGTCACCAGCACATAGCCGGCATCGCGGATGGCCTGGCGCGCCTCGAACAGCCCATATAGTTCGAAACCCTTGGAAAACAAGGGGGTTTCCGGCGAGTTCAGGTATTTCGGTTCGCCATGGTCGAGCACGCGGCCGCCAAAGGCGATCACTTGCCCCTTGGTATTGCGGATCGGGAACATGATGCGTTCGCGAAAACGGTCATAGCGCTTGCGGTTGTTGCCCTCTTCATCGACCTTGTCGATCACCAGGCCCGCTTCGGCCAGGGCCACCACGTCGTAATCGGGGAAGACGGAGCGCAGGTTGTCCCAGCCGCCGGGCGCGAAACCCATGCCGAAGCGAGCGGCCACTTCGCCCGTCAATCCCCGGTTTTTGAGGTAGGCGATGGCTTCCGGCGCATGGCGCAATTGCCCGCGGTAATAATCGCACGCCTGCGTCATGGCGTCGGACAGGGCCAGGCTCTGCGCCTGGATCTGCGCGCGCTGGGCCGGCGGGATCTTGTCGTCCGCTTCAGGCACGACCATGCCCACGTTCTGCGCCAGGTCCTTGACGGCATCGACAAAGCCCATGCCCGAGTACTCGATCAGGAAGCCGATCGAGGTGCCATGCGCGCCACAGCCGAAGCAGTGATAGAACTGCTTGGTGGGGCTGACGGTAAAACTGGGCGATTTTTCACTGTGGAACGGGCACAAGCCCATGAAATTGGCGCCACCTTTTTTCAGTTGCACATAGCGCCCCACGACATCGACGATATCGACGCGGTTGAGCAAATCGGAAATGAAGGATTGAGGTATCAC